ACAATTAGATAGGCTTGCCTATAGGGTTCGTTCTGTGCGCCTTCTGTGCGCGTCATGATGGAAATTCATGACCGCACACGTGCGTCCGGATTGTTCTGTGCGCAGGCTCCAATCTCAACCTTCAATCTCAATATATCACCTGTGTGTGTGTGTCTCTCCGTGTATCCCCCCCCCCCCGGCACCAAAGCGACCTATTTTGAGGACACTTCGGGGTTTTGGATTTTGATTCATTCTTCTTATTTTTTTTTTTTGTTTTTTTTAGAACTAAAATCTCAAAATATCGCCCGAATCACGTAAAAATTACCATTGCGCGGCCGATTGAGGTATGATACACTGATACACACGCACACACTTTCGACGGGCTGGCATGGTTCCGCATCCCTCGGGTATGTGTTTCTAAGGAGATAAACAACATGGCTAAGCATCCGCACCGTCTCATGCTGCTCAACAAGAAAACATGGAAGTGTACCATACCTGGGTGCGTGTTCTTCGTTCATCTGGGCAACGCGCACTTACTACTCGGTCGTACAGCTCAGTGTAACAGTTGTGATGAGTTGTTTCCAATAGATGAGTACGCACTCAAGGATGAAGCTCCAGTATGTACAGAGTGCAGGTCAGGCAAGTCAGGTCATTCGCCCTCATGTGGCCTGTATGATGGGGGCGATTGCACATGTCACCTATCACATAGAGAATAAGTTGAGATAATCTCAAAAAGTCGCCGGAGGGGTCGGGGCAGTTCGCCCCACCCCAACATCTTGTGGCCTTTTCGGGGCAAAGCCCTTCGCGCCGGCACATTTTGTGGTTGCGGACTGTGGTATAATAGAGGCTGGCGCGGTCCCCACCCCGGAATATTGAGATAATCTCAATAGACTGACGCCAGACGGGACACTCAAGTCCCCACGTTATCCGAAAGGACGTGTAGAATGAAAAGATTCTTCTGCACAATCTGTGGTCGTGTAAAGCGGGTACGCAAGTATCCTATCTCTGTGAGCAATAAACTCGCGGAAGATGTACACGCGCGCGTAGGTCGCTGTGATAAGCACGGCGAGATGGCGCAGGGCAAGTCTGGTCAGTATCTACGGAAGGCTAACTAATCATGAAACCTATTGCCATTGGCGAATGTGATGCGTGCCCGGCTACTGAAGTTGATTTGTTTGAAGTACCTGGCAGCAAGATGAGACTATGCCTGAAGGACTATCAGGCAGAACTTCAGGCAATCGAGGACAGCAAGGTCATCAATAAGGTCATCCAGACCTCATTGAAGCAGGATGCTACCATCAATCGTAAGGCAGATATCTTCAATGCTGCTACGATGTCATTCGGTGAGCTTCAGGTAGCTATCCAGAATGATGAGTCCATCCCTGCTGAGAAGAAGACATCCACACTCATCAATCTAGTTGAGACTCGCATTCAGGGTTTCACTACAGTTATCTTTGACCTCAAGGCTCAGCAGACTAATGTTGAGAATGAGCGTGAGGGATGGCGTCAGTCTACTGTAGACTTCATCGCGAAGTTGAGAGCAGATGAGCGTGAGAAGTACGCGAAGTTCAACGTCTCATATACTCCTGTTCCAGTCACTAAGTCTCGTGTGACTAAAGCAGCAGGTGTCAGCAAGACGAGCACCAAGCCGCGTAAGACTGGATTCAGCGCGGCAGATATGGTTGCCATCAAGGAAGCTGCTGCCAAGCATAACGTACCAATGGCCAGCATCCAGATGATGTGCAAGTCGCAGAACATCTCGCCAGATGAAGCTGGTAAGAAGATGGCTGCACTCCTCTCCTCAGTCGTCACCAAGTAGTTTCACTCGTCTACCTGAATTCCGTAAGGACAGACAGACATGGATAGAAAACAAGCTGCTCAAATCCTACGTGACGAGATGAATCGTCATGGCCTGCAGGATTGGAGCGTAAGACTGAATCAGAATGCTGATTCACGATTCCTTGGTATGTGTTCATACAAGGATAAGTGCATCATCCTCTCCGCACATCACATTGACATACATCCTGACCCGGATGTAATCAATACCATCCATCACGAGATTGCACACGCGCTCACTCCGGGACATGGGCATGATTACGTGTGGGCTGATAAGGCACGTGAAGTTGGATGCGATAACACCCTTCCATGTAGTAACTTGAGCCTCAGTCCAGAGATAATAGATGCCATCAGGGGTGGCGCGGATGTTGAGGTGAGTTTTGATGAGCAGGTAATCCGCACTCCACGATACACTGTCACTAGATTACAGGACAAGTGTCCAGTATGTGGCAAGGTCGCTGTAGTGGCATCTGAGCGCATCCTTGAATCTAAGGGTGACACAGAACCAGATACGAAGTTCATCAAGCTGGAGTGTGGGCACACCACTATTCGCTACATCCCGAAGGGTACGCCATATCATCTGTTTCAAACAGGTGGTGACCCTAACTGCACACACGAATGGGACAAGAACAATTGTGTCCTATGCAATAGGAAGCGTCCATACAAGTTCCAGCTCGATGGTATGGCGTTCCTTGAGGCAGGTCTAGCTGTTAACAAGGGTGCAGCAGTATTCGATGAGATGGGTCTGGGCAAGACAATTCAGGCTGGTGCAGTAGTTTTCTTCAACCAATCCATTTGTTCACCAACTCTGTGGATTGTCAAGAGTGGCTTGAAGTATCAGTTTGCATCCTTCATCATTAACTGGATGCCAGGTCACTTTCCACAAATCATTAACTCTTCGAAGGATATGTTGTGGCCGGGGATGAAGCATTACATCATCGGTTACGACATGTTGGTATCGAAGACTCGCACTCTGAAGTCTGGTAAGACTGTTACTTCAGGGTTCGATATCACCAAGTTCGATGCTATTGGCATCAAGTGTGTTGTGTTGGATGAATGTCAGCAGATTAAGAACGTGGATTCATCTAGAACTCAGATGGTCCGCAAGGTAGTTCGAGACAAGAAAGTCATCGCACTCTCTGGCACACCGTGGAATAACAGAGGGAGTGAACTCTTTCCAGTTCTCAATATGCTGGCGCCAATGAAGTTCGCGTCACCCGAGCGATTCAAGCGCGGGTGGGTGAGCTACTACTATCAGGGCGCGTTCATCAAGGAAGGTGGTATCAAGCGTATTCCAGCATTCAAGGAATACACGAAGGAAATCATCATCCGACGTGAGCGTACTGAGGTTCTCCCTGAACTGCCATTAGTCAATCGAACGAAGCTCAACGTAATCATGGATGAGGGCCAAGAGGCAGTCTATGATGCGGAAGTTGAGAAGTTCGTTGAGTGGTATGAGAATGAGATGGGCGAAATCTCTGGCATGGCTATCATTGCAGCCATGCAGAAGATGCGTCATCTCGTTGCTCTCGCTAAGGTTCCTGCTACTCTGGAGCATGTTGCAGAATTTGTCGAGAACACTGATAGGAAGCTCGTAGTGTTCGCTCATCACAAGGATGTACAGGCTATCCTGTATGATGAGTTGAAGACAGCTCATTCAGCAGATATACCAGTCATCAAACTGGATGCTGAGATGAATGGCTGGCAGCGCAATGAAGCTCAGGAACTCTTCAATAAGAGTGAGAGAGTTATCATGGTTGCCTCTCAACTCGCGGCTGGAGAAGGACTCAATCTTCAGACGTGCTCGGATTGCATCATGCACGAGAGGCAGTGGAATCCGGGTAAAGAAGAACAGTGTGAAGGTCGATTCATTCGCATCGGCTCACAGGCTACATCAGTGAATGCTATCTACGCGCACCTCGAAGGCATCACTGCTATTGACGCGCAGCTCGATGTATTAGTTGAGAGGAAGCGTATTCAATTCCATGAGGCTATGAGCAAAGGTGAGACGCCGAAGTGGAATGAAGATAGCATGATGCGTGACCTCGCTGCTAGCATCGTGAACTCACACAATGCTAAGAAGAATCGTAAAGTTCTTGCTGCTAAGTAGTCTAGTGGTGATGGCCCTCAGTCTGTCTAGTTATGCAGGCTGTAGGGCCATCCAACTAGAAGATAGAGTACAGGAGATGAAGCAATGATGTTGGCATTCCGTATCATCGTTGTACTCGTGATGGTGAGCCTGATAGTCTGGGCAACTAATGAAGGAGACTGATATGCACAAGTGGTTTGAGATTACGTTCAAGGTGTTCAACGCGCAGGTCTGGCAGGTCACTGTTCAGGTGCGCCACGTATATGACGCGAGGCAGGCTGAGCACGTCGCGCGTGGTATCATCAAACATCTCACACTTCTGGAAGTGATTGAAGTCAAGGAGATTGAGAATCAAGTTCCACAGTTGCTCGCGTAACTGATAGGAACAACACATAAAGAGTGGCCTGCTAGCATAGAGGCCACATCTTCATATCACAATTCGCCCCGTTTCTGTGCGCAACTTCTGATGAAGGAAACTAAAGATGACTACTGACAAGAAGTACACCGTAACTGTTGAACTAGAGCCAGAAGAGATACTGGTTCTCACCACTGTCATCAAGGTCTTCCGAACTGTATCGGAGACTCTTGAGATGAGAGTACCTGATGAGATGCGCGCTCGTCTCATCACTGTTCTGTCGAAGCTGACGATTGAGTTGAATGAAGTGTTGGGAGAGGACAACTAGTCGTGGTATGGGATGCGGAGTGGGCGTACGAAGATAACCCGAAGTACCGTGGAGATGATGAATACATGACTGAGATGCCGATTGTGAGCAACGTCACCCTTATCAAGAAGTTCTTTGAAATGGGTGGTCGGAAGGTGGAGATGGCTGAGATGAAGGCACTCACCATCGACGACAGGAACGAATTGGGTAAGCTGGCTCAGGAAGCACTGAACAAGCTAGAGAAGTTGTAGTACCGTCCCAGCCCATTAGCCGGTCGCCGTTAGGCTAGTGGGCTGTATCGGACCTATAACTTAACTGGAGACTGAAATGGAAACTAGAATTGTAGACCGTAGCGAATGGCGTGCTGGTGAGTGGGATAATGAGCCTGAGAATCGTGTGGACTTCGTTCATGCGGGCTTCGCGTGTTTCATTCTGCGCGGTCCTCTTGGCGCATGGTGTGGTTACGTGGGTGTACCTTCCACTCATTCTCTGTATGAGAATACTGATGTGGACGACAAGGTGGATGTGCATGGTGGCGTGACATACACTGAGAAGTGTGCTGGAGCCATTTGTCATGTGCCTGAACCCGGTATGCCTGATGATGTGTGGTGGATTGGATTCGATACTGCACACTACATGGATGTCACTCCTCATGACTACCATAAGTTCGGACTAGGTTATGAGGCTAAAGGCACGTACAAGAACATCAAGTACGTCACTGATGAGGTCAAGAGTCTAGCTGAACAGTTGGAGAAACTGTAATGGCTGCACTCGCACTCATTCTATTGTGCGTCATTTTCTTGTGGGCTGCTCAGTCCGAACTGGATGAAACTAACAGGAACAAGTAATGGACCTATATAACGTAGTTCAATTCTTCGGGGATGGACAGTACGAATATGTGAGACGTGCTGTACCTGCACTCGAAGCAGTGAGAGCAATTCAGCATTACACTAATAATGTAGCTACACGAGCAGGTATCGTGAAACGAGTGATCATTACTGACATGATGGACTGTACTTGCTTTGAGTGGACAGAAGGTAAGATTACCTATCCTACTCAGCAACTGATGGACGAAGTGTCCGATAAACTGGAGAAGAACTAATGCCACAGAAACAGCCTAGAATTACTGGTGGTCGTCGTCCCTATTACACCGGTGCAGACCCGGAGATTGAAAGAGCTATTGAGAAGGAGTGCGCAAGATACGACATCACACGCGCTCTTGTAATCAGGAACGCACTCGCATTCACTTTCAATATCGACTTGTATCAGTATGTGTCGAAGCCTGCGAAGTTGAGGAGAGTGAAGTGAGTAAAACTTGTCACTACTGCAAGGAGAATACTCATCACATCATTCTCAAGGATGATGAAGATGGACGACTGGTTCAGTGTGAGAAGTGTCTCAGGAAGACTCTAGAGGCAAAGAAGTGACAGATATCCTAATTCCGAAGAAGAATGTCATCATGGATGCTACATCTCTCAGTAGTCTGATGAGTTGTGGGAGATATCATGACATTCGTTTCAATCATTGTCTCGTGTCCACAAAGGGGCGTTCCAACTCATTAGAGGTGGGAAGTCTGATTCACAAAGTGTTTGAAGTGTTCTATCAAGCACAGATTGATGGACATAACCGTGCCACATCTATCGGTATGGCTCTTAGTGCCGGGCAGATGTTTGTTCTTGGCTGCCCTCATTGTGCTGGATTTGTTCCGACTCATCAAATCATGGGTCCAGATGAGGAGACTCATGTCTGTAATGAGTTGTGTGTAGCAAAGCCGAGTTGCAAGCATGAAGTAGACGAGTATCCAGGTATGACGAATACACCGGAGCAGTCAGCAGGATTCGTTGTAGGCTGGCGATTCGCACTCCAGACATGTGAACAATACTTCGACTTCTACAAGAACGATGCATTCATTCCTCTAGCTTCAGAACAGGTGAAGGGTGAAGTCCTGTATGAGGATGATGAGATTCGTGTACTGTGGAAGGCGAAGTTCGACCTCATCATTGACACGAATCAAATCGGCATCGTGTCAATGGATCATAAGTCGTTCAAGCAAAGGAGAGATAAGTCCACACTCTCCAATCAGTTCACAGGTCAGTGTCTCCTTCTCAAGAGTAGGAACGTGATCGTCAATAAGATTGGTCTACAGACTACTCTGAAGATTGATGAGAGACTGACGCGTGAAGTCGTGTCCTTCAGTTCAGCCAGACTAGTAGAGTGGCAGTCAGAGATTCTGCCCTACTATGCTTACAAGTACATTCAGTACGCTGAGTCTGGATATTGGCCTCCAAACTACACCAGTTGTGACTCGATGTACGGTCCCTGTGTGTATAAGCAGGTGTGTGAGGCCGATCAGGGGATGCGTGAGGAGGTACTTAGAAATAACTACACTCTCGCACCTGTGTGGGACCCGCAGAACAAGGGAGATGAATAATGAAGGTCAGAGAACTACTAGAGGAACTGAGTAATCTTCCTCTCCATCATCGTGACCTCGAAGTGTACATAGATACTGAAGGAGATGAGTATAAGGAGATGGAACTCATTCCCATCGTCGAGGTGAGCGCAAAGGATGATAGTCAGATCATTGGGTATATCATCTGCGAATCTAAGCCCGAGGATGATCAGCCAGTTCTACCTCTTGTCATAGAGAAGAAGGTTCACTAATGATTGAGATTAAGCCATCACCGACTGCAGATACGCGCACGTGTGACTACACGAAGGTCACTCGTGAGACTTTGTATAATTCGTCACTTCAGCACATTAACGATGTTCAGAGGGCGTTGGCATTCTTTCAGCATCATCTGGCTATTGCTTCTGTTGAGCATGATACAGATAAGCTGACAGATATCGCTGGATTCCATCGTGATTTCGTCAAGGGATTCCCTGATGGAGATACGCCGTGGTGGGATGCACATCGTAAGTTGAATCGGCATCACTTGAACATGAGTGATGGTGTACCGGAGAATGTAACTCTCATCGACGTGCTAGACTACATCGCTGATTGTGTCATGGCTGGTATGGCTCGATCAGGTTCAGTCTATGAGATTAAGATTGACCCTGATGTCCTGATGCGCGCGTATGTCAACACCATCGAACTATTAAAGAAGGAAGTAGTGGTGGTGGAATAATGGCTACAATGTCTGATGTGAATTTCGACTCACTGTACTGTCTCTTTAAGGGAGAACCTGGTACACGTAAGTCAACTCAAGCACTCTCTTTCCCTGGACCTCAGTATTGGTTCTCATGGGATAGGAAGATGAACGGTATCATGCTCCCGATGAAGCGTTGGGGCATTGATCCGAAGACTATCAGTTACGATGACTATGATGATTGGGCTGCGGGTAAGAAGCAGTTAGAGAAACTGCAAGTTAACTGCCCCTACAAGACCATCGTCATTGATTCAATTACCAGTATGGCTGATATGACTCTGCGACAGACCATGAAGTTGAAGTATGGTGTCTCTCGGTCATCCGGTGCAGCCGCTGGTAAGCTAGTCGCTGGCATCGCTGTCAACGAGATTGAGGATTATAATGCAGAGAGTTCAGCTCTGAATGAACTCATCGCACTCACTAAGGACATCAATATGTTCCATAAGGTGAATGTGATCCTCATTGCGCATGTGGTGAAAGCAGAGTATCGCGACACCACGAAGAAGACCACGCATATCTCGCGTCAGATCGTGACCGCGGGTAAGAACGTGGCGGCTAAAATCCCAGCATATTGTGGTGAAGTCTATCACTTCAATATTGAGCAGGGATTTGTTGAAGGAGCAGGAGGTGACTACTCTCTACTGACAGAACATACTGGCGACGATTTCGCACGTAGCGCAATCGGACTGGAAAAGAAGATCGTATTTGGGGATAAGCCTCTATACGATACATGGGTTAAACCAGCCATCGCCAAACTCATCAACACCAACAACACCGTCAACAAGTTCTAACAACAGGGGTCTGTATGGCAGACGTACTAACTCTACCACCAGACGACCAGAAACCAGAAAAAACAATGCCTATCGTACAGTTCAATGATCGTGACCTTCTCCGCGGTAAGGTTGTGGAGCCGGCTTGGTATGTGGTGAATATCGTCAACGTGGGTGAGGCCCCATCGAAGGATGGAGGTAGCACCAACTACCCCGTTGAAGGTGTCATCGTGAAGAACGCTGACAATGGCTCCGAAGAGTTCTCCAACGTGCCGCTGGATTGGAATTTCAACTCCAAGGCTATCTCGTTCGCCGCAGGGTTCCTGATGGCGTTCGGTGTGGATGTGAAGTCTGGTGCGCGCTTCGATCTCGCCAATGCGATTGGTAAGCAGATCGAGATCTTCGTTGAGAACGGTGAGTGGCAGGGACGCATTCTCAACCGCGTCAACCACAAGTACAGGCCACTGCGAGGTTAATATGGACTTCATGTCTACTGGTCAGCTAGGTGCATACAACAACGACTATCCAGTTCCAGTAGAGAAGCTGGGTCGTTCCATTCCCGTTCGTGAGCAGATTCAGCGCGAACGTGATATGCACACGCAGGAGATGAAGCGTCTTGATGCAATGCTCAAGCTGATTGAGGAGAATCCTGCAATCGAGCAGTTCATCAACCTTCAGCGTGGTTACATTGGCTAGTTCGTAGTTTCCTGTCTTGTATGGCAGGTTGTGTGGATGCTTGTGGGTTGCGGGGAGCACGTAAAATGACGGAACCCTCATCATTTTGGTCTAACAACAGGCCCATCTGTAAATGGAGAGTGTATGAACAACTACGACGAGTTTCCTGATGTACCGCCCTACATGCTTGATGGAGTTGAAGACACGGACTCCTCTGTCACGCCTGATCCAGATATCGAAGAAGTCATCGAAGAACTGCACAAGGATGACGATATCGAAGAAGACGAGGAAGATGTCATCGACGAGGATGAGGAAGAACTTGAAGATGACGATGAAGATGAGGAAGAAGACCCATCAGACGAAGACTAGCCTCAACATACTGCTGACTCCCATTCAGCATCATTGGGCCTAGTGTAGTCTGATGATAGGGGCGTCATCCAATACTTCCGCATAAGGTGGATGCTACGGGTGACGCCCCGTTTTTACTTAGTATAGTAGTTCAACTCAATAAACCGGGGCAAGATAAATGGAAGAAACTACGGAGAGAAAAGTAATTGGACGGGTAATCAAGGTCCATAAGACCGGATGGGGGTTCATCTCTAGCAGAGATATTGAGTTCACTCGAATCTTCTTTCATTGGACTGCTCTCAGACAAGACACTGTGAAGTTCCCTGAATTGAAGACTGGTATGCACGTTGAGTTCACACCTGTTGAGATTCCTGGAAAGGGATTTCGAGCTGTGCATGTGCGCGTCATTCCGAAAGTTATGACTAATCATGACGAAGCCGATGATTTGTCCGAACTGCAAGAATCAGGACCAGTCGATGTTGGAACAGCTGACACCGAATACTAAGTGGTTCTGTTTAGTTTGTTCTAAAGTGTTCGAGGTGAAACCAAATGAGCTACCACAAGGCAATAGCAACTGATCTAATTAAGGAATGGAGTGTCAAGGAGCTAGATGCATATCTAGTTCAATTGAAAGCAAGGCATGAAGAAGAAAGCGCGTGGATTAGAACTGTTCAGGAGATACGCAGGAAGCTAGTCAGGAAGTCAACTCCGGAGAATGGACCCAGAGATGGCCGTTAGTAAAATTATAGTATCAGTACTAGTAGATGTGAAACTAGGCTATCCAGCTGAAACTGTCTGTGAAATGATCTGTGAAATATTCGGCAAGGAGGAGATGAAAGAAAATCCCAGAGCCAAACTCATTCTCATTGAAGTGGAGCAGAAATGAGCGACAACAAACTACGAGAGGCATTGGAGCGTATCCTTCAAGACGCGGACTTAGAGGATGAATACAATGAGCGAGATAGTGATGGGAGATTCATCTCTAAAGCCGCCCTCGTGAATGCGCGTGAAGTGTTGAAAGATACTGAAAAAAAGCATGAATGGGAGTTCTACATGAATGGCTCCTTCTGTAAGAAATGCGGCACACAATTAGGGAGTGGTCAGCCGTGTCGATAGAGAAGAAATATGTGCCTGGTATGGGAGCTATTGGTCCCAAGCTACTCATATTGGGCGATGCCCCATCACATGAAGAAACGGCTGCGGGCAGGCCGTTCATTGGTTCTAACGGGCGCGAGTTAGATAGACTGTTAAAGGATGCGGGCATCCGTAGAGAAGAAGTGTGGACTACGAATGTATCGAAGTATCTAGTCCCACCTAATGAGGTGAGGAAGAAATTACCATTTCATATACGCGCTCGAAATGCGGGTATTGACATGGATGCTCAACTGTCTGAACTAAGGACAGAGATAAATGACATCAAGCCGAACTGCATACTGGCTCTTGGTGGGACTGCGTTATGGGCACTCTCTGGGAAAGAGAAGATTGCTAAGCACAGGGGTTCGATCCTCTGGGGGATGGGTACGAAGTTTGTACCTACCTATCATCCCAAGGATCTGCTATTTAATTATGGCGGTGGAGAAATCAAAGGTTACTGGAACAAGCAGATAATGATCTTTGATTTCAAGAGGGCATACGATGAGTCAGCTACCCGAGAACTCAATTTACCTAACCGTATCCTTCAAGTCGCTCAAAATAGTGGGGAGCTTTATGAATTCCTCCATCGCTATCGTGGACATTCCAGACTATCCGTCGATATTGAAGCCGGAGGTCATTGTCTTCCTATATGTATCGGATTGGCCTTCACTAAAGGACACGGACTTACAGTCCCTCTCTGGAATAGAGATGGAATAAGTCACATTCCAACTTCCGACCTAGCATCCATGTGGTGGATGGTGGCTAAGGTCCTAATGGAGAAAGACATTGTCGGACAGAACTTTAACTATGATCGTGACAAGATTCGGCGACTTGGGTTCACAATACGACGGATTCACTCGGATACAATGCTCAAAGCATTCGCCATCAATCCTGAGCTTCCAAAAGGACTCGCATTCCTTACGAGTATCTATACAAGGGAGCCATTCTACAAAGACGACGGTATGTATGAAGGGTCGTACCGTGATCTATTGCTCGGATGTGCTAGAGATGCGTGTGTTACTTTTGAAGTAGATGAGGCGATGGATGCGGACTTAGATGAGCTGGGAGTGAGGAAGTTCTATGAGAACTTTATCATGACTCTCCCTGACTTCTATGCCGAGATTGAGAACAATGGGTTTCAAGTCAATGAGGTAAAGAGAAGGGAGTTGATAGAGAAGTATGTGCTCTGGGATGAGAGACTTGGCTTCGAGATGCATGAGATTGCTGGCATTGATGTCAACCCTAACTCTCCTCCAGCTGTTCATTCTCTTTTGTTCGATATATGGCATTTGCCTCGCCGTAATGGAGTGGGTGAGGAAGAACTAACTGCACTCCTGAATCTCAAGCAGGGTGTGAAGCATCCGCAGTACCGAGTGTGGATTGAGAAGTGTCTTGAACGACGTAGAGTCAGAAAGACTATCTCCACATATCTCTTGGCTATACCTGATTACGATGGTAGAATGAAGACTACCACGTACATGTGTCTAGAAACAGGTAGGACTAGTACAGGTCAGCAAGATCCACCTACACGCCCTTTAATAGACACTGGTGGTAAGGGCAAAAAAGCAGACATGAAGCCTATGGGCACGGCGTTCCAAACCATGACTAAACATGGTGACATTGGAGCAGATGTGCGCAGTATCTATGAACCCTATGAGGGCGAAGTATTCGTCCAACTAGATAGTTCTCAAGCTGAAGCGCGTGTTGTCTTCAATCTGGCAACCGATGATCAAGCATTAAGGGACATCGACGAACATGACTATCATGCACTTACTGCAAGCTGGTTTTTCGGCGGTAAAGAGGAAGATTACTCGAAGAAAATACTTGGATACGAATCTCCCATTCGCTTTGCAGGGAAGACTCTACGCCATGCGGGCCATCTTGGCGCAGGAAAGCGACGAGCATCTGTTGAACTTAACACGCAGGCAAGAAAGTTTAAGATCCCGATTACAATTGATGAAGGACAAGCCGAACGCGCGCTGAGAATCTTTCATTCAAAGCAACCGAAGATTCAACAAGTGTTTCATGCTGGTGTCATTGAAGCATTGAAAGAAAAGAGACAGTTAGTAGCTCCATTACCTTGGGGGGTCGATGCCGAGCGAGGTGGTATTCGAATTTTCTATGAGCGATGGGGTGATGACCTGTTCCGAGAGGCATTCTCATACATCCCGCAACGTGCTGTCACTGATAATACCAAAGCAGCTGGCATTAGAATTAAAAAGCAATGCCCATATGCGAGAATTATTCTTGAAGCACATGACGCACTTCTGTTTGCAATTAGAAGAGAGTACTTGGACGAGTTTATCGAAATAGCTAGAAAGGAAATGGAGCGTGCGCTTAACTTCACTATGTGCAGCCTTTCTAGGAGATTTCTTAAGATCCCTTGTGACGTGGAGATCGGGGAGAACTACTGTGAGTTATCGAAATACAAGTCTGTTCAAAAGATTCAGGTGGAGTTGCCGGAGCCTGTTAGGACTCGACCCTTAAATATAACTGAGCAGTTCACTGTGAATGATGAGATGGTGCGGGATGAAATATTCCAGAGGCGTGCTGAACTAGAAGCCAAGATGAGCAGTAAGGAAGACATTCCATTTTGAGGCGGAGAAATGACATGGCTCGACACACTGTTGGGACAGCACAGCGAACTAGAATCTCCCATGAACTTCTGGTTCTGGGGTGGGCTAGCTGCACTATCTGCTGTAGTTAAGGATAATGTGTGGGTGGACAGGCACATCCATAAGCTCTATCCCAACATTTACGTCATGCTCCATGCTGAGAGTGGACTGAAGAAAGGTCCGCCCATCAGTATGGCTAAACAACTAGTCAAGGGTGTGGGGGGCACTAGAGTAATCACTGGTCGATCGAGTATTCAAGGGATACTCAAAGAATTAGGTACAGCCCAATCCCAACCTGGTGGGAAGGTATTGAACAAATCTGTTGCATTCATCTGTTCCTCCGAGCTTACCAGTAGTATCGTAGAGGATAAGGTGGCTACAGATATCTTGACGGACCTATACGACCGTCAGTATAACATGGGAGAATGGCGAAGTCTACTAAAGATGGAACAGTTCCAACTAAAAGATCCAACTATCACGATGTTAACTGCAACTAATGAGGCGCACTCAGCTGACTTCTTCGGTAAGAAGGATATTCATGGTGGGTTCTTCGCTCGTACTTTTATCATCAGTGAGAGTAAAAGGAACAGGGCGAACAGTCTACTTGTGCCATTGACTAATCCACCTAACTATAAGGAGCACATTGAGTACTTGAAGGAAGTAGCTAAACTGGAAGGTCCATTCGCGGCTCTAGCAAAGAAGGAAGCAGATGATGCGTGCTGTATCCCTTACATTGAGCATGGAACTGGAGAGACTAACTACTTCACTGAGGCAGGGATCATATACCAGACATGGTATGACGATCTAATCGAGCAGACACTAACAGAGGACTTACGAGATGACACAGGTACTCTCAACAGGTTCGGTGATTCCGTACTCAAGGTCGCTATGCTACTATCTCTCGCAAGATCACCCGAATTATATATTGATGCGGGTAGTATGCAGTTAGCGATAGACAACTGTCGCACACTAATAGGTAACGTCAGGGGTATGACCTATGGTAAGAAAGGTCTATCCGAAGCAAGGAACATCAAGAAGCTAGTCATAGATGAAATTATGGCTAGACCTGGACATCAAGTGAGTCGGGCGATGCTTCACAAGAAGATGTGGTCCCACTATAAGGAAGCTAGTGAGATGGACGAGGTGATGAACTCGTTCGATCAGGCGGGAACTATCAAGGCAGAACACGTAGGGAATCAAATCATCTACAGGATGACTGATGTGGAATACAAGAGGTTGAAAGACTTCTTTGATGGGAGGAACAAGTAATGGAGCATGAAGAAATTATTGTTGAAGACATAGATGGTGGATATTATATCGCCAAATATGTAACTACCAAAGAAAATGCGGATGAGAATTTTGTTCGCATTTACAAGTGTGGAGAATACTATCACGATCTCGAATCAGCTATGAGGGAAGTTAAGCCATGACTGAGATGATTGATGTCCATCCTCTTGAAGGAGTTCAATTCCTCCATTGTAATTCGTGTGGCAAGTGCGTGTCTACTGGTTTCTATCCAGTGCCTACTGATACTCCGGATAAGGGACTGGTTCTACGTGCGTGGATTCAGTGTCCCGAATGTATTCAGACAGAAACAGACGAGAGACTGAGGAGAAGTAAGAAGTGATTATACCGAGACCCACACACAATGACTACCTTCTACCCTATGTTGAGGAGAGAGCGGTCCCAACAGGAGATCAGAGTAGACATAGTGCGTGGGTCAAATGGTATCTTGATGCACCCACATGGAAGTGTCCTAAGTGCGGGTGCATCATTTCAGGTCGTTCTGCTAACTGTGTGTTCTGTAGACTTCAGCATCGAATCATAACACCTAGACCAGAAGGAATGAAGTGTATGACCGATGCTGAAATCGACGAGTGGATAACTAAAAATTCTCATCCTCAGTCGTAACTACATCCTTCAAACCACCACCTGTAGCCAACCAGTCATTCTCTGGAGCCACCAGCTTACCAACACTCTCACCACGTCCGTAGGTCTGAGTACCCATACCAAGCATGATGGGAGCCATCCACGGTAGCATCTTTGGATTCTCATAGTATAGTCCAATGAGATCCTGAATTACCAGTGGTACAAACAACTGAGCTACACGATCCTTAACGTGGAATGGATTGTACTCTGACTGACTAGCTAGATCGTAAGCAAACTTGGTGACGGGATTGAACTTATTACTCAGGAACCGTTCGATGTTACCCTTCTGAGTAGGTGCGTTGAATCCCTCGCCAAACTCTCTCCAATCATTACTTGCGGATGATGTGGTGCCTCCCTGAATCATACGCGCCATTGCTACAAGGAACTGCTGGAAGCCACCTCCAGGGTCCATGCGCGTGTCGCCAATCTTAGCCTTACCCCAATCAGCAGAAGTCATATTCTCCAAGTTGACCTCTACTTCATCTCCACCGCCACCCTTAATCAGAGCAAGTGCTGCCATCCATGCTGCTCCAGTAGCTAGAGCAGACTGAAGGTATTGCATCCGCACTTGTGGACTAGCCATAACGTACGTACTGGGATTCAGCATTCGCACTCGACTCGCAATGAGTCCGGGTGAGAAGAATAGATGCTGCAATGCACCAGCTGCACTCTCTAGACTCACCTCAGTCTGTCTGAATGGTAGCACATGAGTCTTCAGTGGACCCTGACCAGTAGCAGTATTCACGAAGTCAGCAAGTTCCTTAGCTAGAACTTTATTCCTGTATCCGTTGAGGTCTTTTGCTTCCTGCGCAGTATATGCCTGCTTGAAGAAACCTGGTCTAACGAAACCAGTATTCCTAGCCTCAATGTGCATCTTAGCAGACTGATCCATCAGATACTCGAACCTATTCACCTTCAAATGATTCAAGAAGGTGATATACGCTCTATTCGATGCACGAATTGGCTTACCAGCAGTATTCTTCCAAATTCTGGAACCGATACCAGTTCCAATACCCTGTTCAATCCATCTAGATGCAGTAGCCTGAGCACGCTGACCCATCGGTGCATTAGATGAAGCTGATTCAAACATCTTAAGTCCAGCTTCAGTAGCAATAGATGGCATCACCTTACCAGTCGTTCGATTCCTTCGAGCTAACATGACTGGTTTGCTGCGCAAATCTGCATCAATAGTATTGAATATCTGCTGACTAAATCCAGCCTTGAGCATAGGCACTACAGCTCTCCAGAACTGTGGAGTATGAATCTGTCCAAGTCCCTGTCTCCATGGAGCGGATAGGTCTGCTGTAGTAGTTAGACCCGCAGGTACAGCTAATGCTTCTCTAACCCAGTGTACAGGCTTCTGAGTAGGCTGACCTGGAACTACGGGAGGAGGAGGTGGCATCTGACCGCCCATACCCCATCCAGTAGCCTGCTTTACTCCAGCATATGCCTGTTTAAATGGCATACCTCCAAACAAGGCACCAGTAGTTGACCCGCTCTTAGCGTCAGTCCAACCCTTCTCAAAGTCCTGGAAGAACTTGTTAACCCAATTACGGATCTTACGTGGTGAATCATTCTCACCAAATGTCTCGTGTGTTCTTCCTCCACTTGGCGTCAGCACATCCACTACAATGAATGGATCTGTACTGGATTCACTATTCCATGTTGAGTCGGCCAAATGTGTAGCCTGCTCGCCTGAAATAGGTCCATGTACTTCAGCCATGTGATCACGGAAGCGAATGATACCAGCTTCCTGTGCTTCAGCGAGTCTAATTCCGAGCGCGTGTGTCTGCTCGTCATGATACTGAGGTTTCTTAGGATCAAATCCCAATCTAGTACCATCAGGTAGTATAAATCTAGTTTTTTCATAAGTATTTACAACAGGTAATGCTTTACTAAGCACCTCTATGGCGCGGGGAGTAGCCTTCTTTCCATCTCGTTCACCATCGCTAGGAACTCCCTCCTGTCCTTCGGGTTCTCTAATCCATTCGAGAGCTCTCTGTCTTGAGAGAGTATCGACCGTAGTGTCTGGTCTCCCCCTCTGCTCTGTATAGCTCTGTAGGAGTTTTCGAATCCCTGGAGCATAGCTTCCGTCTGGTCCGGTGATTGCTGCATAGATCTCCTCTACAATATCTGCACGTCTTCCGGCAGTATAGGTACTATCTGTTTCCAATAGTGCCCAAGTAAACTGAGCACCTTCTGGACGTACACGATTGTGATTGAACTCATGGAGAATAACATGAGCAATCTTCTCTGCTGCAACACCAGGACTAGGAGCATCCTGAATTAATCCCATCAGGTTAATCAGAATCTTATATTCTTTCGCATCTCTCCATCCTGATTTTGATGGATTAGGAATATTCAAACCACCAGATTTAGAATCAGCTTGCATGAATCCAAATGCAACAGTATCACCAGCTGCATTTCCTTGAGCATGACTAAAATGATTACGTAGTTCATCAAGCATCTTCCCCATAATGCTCGCAACTCTCATCACATGGGGACTATTGTTAAATTCAGCCTTCTCTCTCGGAGTCATTCGATCACCAGAGTCATGGAGTACATGCTGATGATGTGGACTAGCTGGCTGCAAATCATCAAATAGTTTCTGAATTTCACCAGTCTTCTGGTCTCGACCAGGTTTAGTAATATTCTGATCAATCCAAAGATAGATCTTATTTTTAAGATCATCATTCATATCCTCTCGATTTAGACCGAACGGATATCCGGTAGTTCCCTCTGGAACGAGGGAATTAATATCAAGTACAATCTTTTCAGGAACATTGGGCAGTGGTGTACGCCCATATGAATGACCATATTCCAGTGCAAACAATCCATTATTCAATACAACTACTGAAGCTTCTGCACGTTCCTTATCGTCCAGATCATAATGAACTTTAATATTTGCAGTCGGCAAGTTAATAGTATTTACATAATTCGGAGTGGGTAGACTCTTATGTTCAGTTATATGAGGGTTATTCTTGGGATTACTTACTGTACCTTTATCCAAGAATTCAGGAATATCATCATCCCAATCAACAGAACTCTGAGCCCAGAATGACTGGACATTGTCCATACCTGCTGAGTTTTCAATAGTTGTCTTCCACAAACCCTTAGCCTTGTCCAGAGAAGCAGTTTGTGGAAAATATACTGTTACTTCAAATCCGGTCCTTGCTTTCCATGTTATCTCAGTTCTATGAAGAGGAACACCAACAGCCTGATCCTTCATCTGAGTTGGATCGCCTTCAAATTCATAGGCTACCAGTTTACCATTTTCATTGACGATAGATTCTACATTGACATGGAGTCCACCAAGCATAGGAGCAGCCTTGGCGAATCCAAAGCCACCAGATGCATTAGCTTCGTCTCTCTTACCTGATTTACCCACGTCAGTGAAAATAGTGTAAAGCTGGTCAGCCGTGAGACCACGACCGAAGTCCTTTACAACAATAGCCTTACCATACACCTTACCACCGTGACTTGGATCTCTTACACCAGGAATCTCAGCATACTCGGAGAACACAATACGAATGGGATTCTTATTTCCACTAATCTTACGTTCATCCGCTGCGTTCTGACCTAGTTCCTTGATTGAAGTAGCAATCGCATCACGATTGTATAGAGAGGTACCCAACATATCCAATACAGCGGGGTCAGCTCCGCCCATTGCAATGTTATGCATACCTGTCTTTGGATTGACTCCAGGTACTCGCATCTCTGCAATGTTCTCAGCTGTGTACTGAGTAACGAATGCGCGCTCATCATCATTTTCAAACTGAATCTCTCTAGCAGCCTCTCGGATGCGAATCTCCTGCTCAAGTTTAATAGTAGTTAGCTTACTCTCAGCGAATGCAACTCGTCTCTTAGCCACACCTGACATGTTAGGAATAGTCTTAACACGTTCCAGATGTGCTCTAGCCTTATCAACATCTTCGACCATTAGTTCTTCCATTCGAACTAGGTCTTCATCAGTGGCATCTCTCAATGCCTTTTCAAAGCTCTGTCCCACACCAGATCCAATGCGCGGATCGAATGCTTTAATGCTAGCAGATCCAGCGTCAGGTGCGACACGAGACTCAAAGTAATCAACTAGACCGAGAACTACATTACGCCAGGTATCACCCTTCTTTAACACCATCCGTGACATGGAAGAAGTAATATTACGATATTCTGAATCAGGTGCTCCTCGTGCATCGAGTTCCTTAACAGCTGCCATCATTCGAATAGCACTAGGATGCCTCAGTGCAGTCTCAGGATTGATAGCTGCCTCACCAGCAGTATCCATAGAGGGAGGATTCTCCTGAACTCGCAGTCTAGCGATCTCAGCCTCTGCTCTACCTCTCCATGTTTCACCCTTCCTCAGACGTGCGCGTGGGGAGTCGGCTGTGAGAGCCCTGTATGCCTTATCAGGCTGCTTCTGTTTATCGAATGCATCTACCTGTCTCTGTAGATCATCAGCCTTCGGACCCTCTACAGATACAGATGGACCCTGAACAACTTCCTTCTCAAATCTACTGCTACCATCACTCGTCTTACCTACCTCAACGTATCCACTCCTATTGAGATTCCCCAACATCTGAGGAGTAAGCTGACCCTTCCTAATGATAACAGTCTGTTTAGCTGGTGTAGTTGGAGTAATATTCTTCTCTACAACAGTCTGATCTTCTAATTCAGGATAATGAAGTTTCTCATCTCCAATAGTTCCAGTTACTTCATCTACTGCTGCCTGACCTTCTACGAGATCTCCTCCATACATAGCTCTCAGCTGATCTAGATGGAACTGCTTAACATTTTCAATTTCCTGATCACTCATTTCCTGACCAGGCTGAAGTCCCATCAACCTCTCAAATTCAGTTTGCTGAGCTTCAGCAGGTAGTATTTCACCATCTGGTCTCGCTGCTTCAGGAAGTTGTGCAGGAGTTTGTGGTAGGAGTGACTCTGCATGACCTGGAGTAATTGGACCCCATTCATCTTCTTCAACTGCAGGAGTCTGCTGGATATTATCAATTCCGTTCTGTACACGCAGTCCACTTACATCATTAGTTGGAGGATATACAACATCAGGCCCGAATGGAACCTGAGGAACTAGATCAGGTCCAACACCAGCGGCAGCCTGACCTTCAGCAGTTCTCTCACCTACAGGATCAGGCAGATTTCTCCACATTTCCGCATGTGCTTGTGGATTATCAGGAACATATTCTTCCTGATTAATATTAGGCTGATAATTCATCTCAGGTTGAATAGTATTCAGCCTTTGTGCAATTACATTAGCTAGACTCTTAGTGAGAGCATCCTGACGTGGATGCATTTGGACTAGCTGAATCATTCCAGCTAGTTCCATTGGATCTGTTGAGCTACTTACAAGCTGCTCGAATCTAGCAACGTTAGCTTCAGTTGAAATATTAGGATCTGAGTCAGACAGAATACTACTGAGTACCCCATTCGCACCTGACATGGGAGTATTGATGACTGTTTCTCCTGCTGGATCTGGTACTACTGTACCTTCAATATCCGGCTGATTAGGAGGAGCAGGCTGAATAGTCTCACCACCCTCATCAGGCGAATTGACACGCCTGAATACAGTCTTACCTCCAGGTCGCTGACCTGCCTGTATGAATCCATTATCCCGCATTGCTTTAATAAAATCATTAGTTACATCAGCTTCAGGTACCTCAAATGTGGTACCTACAGCTTCAGTATCTTCATCATATACTTCATCAGTTTCATTAGTTCCAGTGTATCTATCAGGTGTGGGCTTAGCATGGTTACCCATAACCATAGGCATACCACCACCCATGATACCGCCAGAAATCATACCTGATGCGGCAGCTTGACCCGCACCCTGATTCCATGGCTTACCAGTAGCTAGATTAGTTGCAACCTTTTCCTGATAAGATTGTGGAGCTTCTTCAAGAACACCCTCATTAATAGCAGTACCAATTAATGGAAGAATACGTCGAGATCCCTTTCGTGTAGGATCTGCTAGCATCTGCTCCACATCAGGCAGACCTAACCTATTAGCTAACTTACCACCAGCTCCACTAATACCAGCAGTTAGAGCAGCTGATCCCGCTGCATATGGTACGTCACCAAGGGTAATATCACTACCCTTTTCATCACGTATATCAGCAGCCTGTTGACCAGCTGTGGTAAGAAACTCACCAAGCATACCCGCACGCAGCGCACCAAGAGTTGGAGCCACACCTAATGCAGCACGACCAACTCCCATACCTGCAGCCATAGCAGGAAGGGATTCCTCAATAGACAATATGGAAGTACCTGGATTACGCCATTTGGAGTTAAAGGTACCAACGAAATCCTTACCTGCCTCCTCCTGTCTAGCTTGCTTCAGTTCTGGAGATTCAAATTCTGAAATATAATCCAACGTTTTCTTTGCATCATATCCAGTCAAGTCATGCAACATTCCCGTTGCATCTGGAATTTCATATCCAGCGAGTTCCGCTATCTTACGCTGCGGTGTTGACGCAAGATCAAGCAATCCCATACCCATCTGACCTAGCTGAGTAGGAATCTTGAGTGCAGTTACGCCAATATCCCTCAATGACGGGAGTGCGTATCCACTACCGAAACTAGTATCTTCAGGCTCCTGAGGTGCGTCATCATAGAACTGAAGACTGGATGGACCCTCACTCTGACCTTGACTCTGAGAATCTGGAGTCAAATCATCATAGTACTGGAGGCTAGATGGTCTCTGAGGCATTATCTACCTACCTTAAAACCTGATCTCTTAGCAGCTTCAATCTCAGAAGGGGTATTCAAAATGGTAGCTCTACGACCATCAGGACCAGTTACCATAATCCGCTTACCGGATTTAACCTCTGCACTCTGCTGAATTTGTGCAGCACTAGGCTGTCTAGGTGCTGGAGGTCTAACTCCACCTTCACCAGTATCTCCTGCAGCAGTCTGATCATTTGGATCAGGTACTCTGTTAGAACCACCTATTGGAGCAGGTCTACTACTGGAAACAGGTGGCTTGTAATCAGGATCAATTGCACTCCTATATTCATCATATGCCTTTGCTTCAGCTTCAGAATGAGCACCAACACCAGAACCAAACCAACCACCTTCTCCTGGAGTAGGTCTAGGCTTCCACGTAAGTCCGCCCTTACCATCTCCCTTCATATACTTAGAAGCTTCACTACTATGAGCAGTGTAAGCCTCTTCCATTCTATCCTGCTTCTGCCTTCTAGTTTCTAGTGTATTAGTAGTTGCTCCTCTAGAACCAGGTGTGCGTACTGGACCTGTCGTACCCGGAATACGTCTAATAGGTGCATCTGGATCTCGGGGATTGACTACACCCGCACCCGTATCATCATTTACTACTTCAGCACCTGCCGCTACAGTGCGACCCATTGCATCAGCACCAGTCTGACGTGCGGCTTCTACTCGCCATCCACCCTCAAGATTAATCTTCTCTTCCTGAGTCAAGTTACCAGATGAACCGAGTCTACGAGAACTCTGACCATCTGGACTATAGGCCATGACATCTGGACCGACAACCTTCACAGTCCACTTGTTAGCTCTCGCATTCTCTGCATTTGCACGAATCAATGCAACTTCATTTCTTGCAGTAGCTGCTCTTTCAGTGGCAGCAGTTCTCTCTGCAGCTGCATGTGCCGTTGCTGCATTAGCCATCAATGTGCGTTCATTGATGTTCTGACGATTCTCCAATTCAGCTGCCTTATAGTATGGATCAGCGCGTGTCTTCCACTCTTCAACATCACGCATATAAGGTGCGTACATTACTGATTCAGCAGTTTTGATTGGATCATTAGCCTTAACTGACATACCCGCGGCTACTAGAGTACGTCCCCAGCCTGGAGCTTCTCTAGTTGGAGCCTCATTCAAGAGAGTATTAAGTCTATCTCTTGATGTATAATCAGGCGTATAGGCTTCATTCATCTGCTTGAGGTAATCCTGTAGAGTTCTACCCGTATTAGGGTCTACTCTAGGTGCCTCAATAGTGGGAGCTTGAATTGGACTAGGTTCCTGAAGTGGCTGACCATCTGGTCCCAAGATAGCATTACTATCCTGTTGCGCAGCTACTGATTCCAAACCAGGACCGGGAGTATATGGAGATGAAGGATTACTATCCTCATTCATATAGTTCATCCCAGCACCAGGAGTAAGCTGGTCATACCCACCCATGAGATTCTGCTGGCGGAGTCTACCGATATCGTATGCCATGATTAACCCCAACCTCCATCGGGACCGGGACCAGCACCTTGACTACGGGCATCATAAGTAGGATTAGTAGTTGCAACAGGCTTCTTCTTAGTAGTTAGTTTATCAACAATTGGATTAGCGATACGACTCGCCGTGTCAATCCAATCCTTAGTTCTATCAACAGTCTGCTCATACTTACCGGGCTGCCCACCTACTGCAACCTCATTCTTAATCTGATTCTGACCGAATGTACCACTCTGACCGATAGCTGAGAGTACCTGATCTCCATACAACTGAGCCATACCTGGAGTGGTACCATAGAGAGATGTCATACCACTGAGAGCACGCAACTGATCTGCTCTACTAGCTGCAGCAGACTGCATTGCATTAGATGCACTACCTGCTGCCGCGGCATTACGCGCACCTGCGTTAGACTGCTTGGCCTGATTATTGATACCAGCATTGTATTTCTGTACATCGAGATCACCAGCTAGACGCTGTTTCTCGATATCAGTCATACCTGTCAATCCTGCCAACTTACCAGTATTCCTAGATTCAATCATACCAGCTTCAACATTCTGCATGGCATCAGCACCAAGCTGACCCTGCTCTCTAGCCATGCGTGCCTGTAGAGCCATAGCATTAGGGGAATATCCACCCTGAAGTGAACGCTGTCTAGCTACTTCACGTTCAGCGTTAGCATATGCGGCTCGAACTGGAGATGTTCCTCTTGCTCTCAAATTAGCTACATCAGCAGCAGAATATCCGCCAGTATTACTGAAGTCCTGAAATCCAGCATAGGAATTAAAGGGATCATTGTACTTAATATTCTCTGGAGTCCATGACTCAGCTCCATAACTATAATCACCCCCACCACCCCCACCTCCACCTGGACCTACAGTACCGGCACCACTAGCGATGCCTCTATACTGATTCATAATGTCAGTATAGTCACCATAATTGGCTTCAGAACCACGCGCATAGTTCTCAGCCATTAGACCCATAATAGGATCAATTTGGCCCTCATACCTCTGCTGTTGATAACCCATCTGGTTTTGCGCACGTCCCTTAGGATCGTTACCAGATGATGTATCGAACGGATTATATGCCATGCATCACCTCTTAACTAGGAGTGTCAATACCAGCGAGGGCATTCCATAGACTTCTAATCTGAGATTCCAAATCAATATCTGCTGCTGTACATGTGGAAGTCTCAGTTGCTTCATCGTATGTAGTAAATGCTATGATATTTACACCCATCACAATCTGGGGACCAGCCATAGTAGCTGCGGCTTGAGGTCCACCGATAACTCTCTGTGCATAAAATGCACGAGGCTGGTGATATGGTGTACTACCTGGTTCACTGAGAATGGAACCAGCTACGAAAGCTAACATAGCCGTAACACGTTCCATGAATCCACCCGGACCTGTATCACGGGTCAATCCCATCTGTTGAACTGAAACTTCTACGGCCATGTGAATCTCCTTAAACTACTGAGTAGGTGTACTGATAGAACAATGGCTCTACACCGTTATGAACTGATTTCCACCGTAGTTCGATAGTGTTAGCAGGACCAGCGAATACAGTACCAGCTGATCCGAAAGCTGATGCAATACTTCCACCGGCTTGATGATCCGCAGTGAAATTACTATTAACTGGTCCCGCTAGTCTAATCTGACAAACATTACCTACAACTACAGCAGATGCATCTACTTTACCCGATACAGTAACTACATTACCTACTCTTATGAATTGAGCAGGACCAATAACAAGTGTGGCCATATTTGCTAAGCCACCGCCTGATGGGGTATAGTTTCCCCAGTTTAATCCCGTACCACCTTGATTAACCTGATCAACAAGTAATCCACCAGCACCTGTTCTAACTTGACCAGTACGACCAATACTAAGTGATCTAAGCCAATTACTTCCTACTGGAGTTATACCATCATCATCAGTTGGAGCGAATGCTAATACCTGTTGTGTCTGAAGTAGTACATAAGTCTGAGAACCTGATGGTTGTGCAGTCTCCCTCAAATGAATTCGGGCTGCTGGTGTGCCTCGAATATATAGTCCTTCAGAACTAGTACTAATGAATGAACCAGCAGTTTGAATAGCATTAGTAGCAACGATATAGTTAAGAGATTCTAGTGCATATCCTTTAATAACACCATTCGCATCAATATTACCAACTCTATTAATTGTTACTCCTGGACCTGAAGTAGCATTCTCTGCATCATTTGGGAAATCGAAATGAATTAATTTCTGATAATGGTAAACTCGTGCTTTCTTTTCATTAGCGATTTCACTAGGATTATTCAGGATAATAGCTGGATGAGGAGTTCCAGTTAATTCTAACTGCGTAGCTGTAGATGTAGTGATAGTCTGTTTCTGAGTAAATACATTAGGCTGATTAGTCCATGCATTATTCAGTAGAGTGTCACCTCCACCTATTTGATGCGTAGCCTGATGTGGTCCTGCTGGTGGTCCTGTATCTCCGGTATCACCTTTCGGACCTTCTGGTCCAATAGGACCCTGTATACCTTGTGGTCCTTGTGCTCCAGTAGAACCTGGAGGACCAGTTGCACCAGTACTACCCGGAGGACCTGGTACAGTAGATGCTGGACCTGCTGGCCCAATTGGTCCCTGTGGACCTGTAGGACCTGGAGGTCCTTGAATTAAGCCCGCATCAACCCATGCAGTACCATCCCATACCCATAGATGGCCATCATCCTCAGTAATGTATCCATCTCCAGGTGTATTACCAGTAGGTGGTAGACTACCTGAATCAGGTACACTACCTTTAATAACTACACCAGTACCGGGATCTCCTTTATCTCCCTTATCTCCCTTAGTACCAGGTGTACCAGCACCCTTAGTAGCTAACTCTTCATTTATTACACGCTGGTATTGGGTTAATCTTTCAATTAACGTCTGCAATACTTGATAATCAGCATTATCCTGCTGAGTTTGAGACAGGATGGCCTTTAGATCAGCAAACTGGGGCTGTACTCTAGGTTTCTGGAAGGCCATTATGCACCTGGATATGAAGTATAGATTTCCTTCATGTAAACTACAATTCGATTAATTTTAACGTATTCATTTAATTCTGTTAGTTGCAGTTCAAATGATACTCTTTGTCCAGTAAAATTTACAATTCTATTTGGTTGAATTCGTTCTTTAACATGTAATACAAATGGTACCAGTTCCTTATGGAGTACATAATCCATAGAATGAACTACCATAAGTAGATTACCAGAACCTACTGCACGTAATCGAAGAGTAGAAAAATGCTGAACATTTTCTCCACTTGAGCCTTCACTGGAAATAGCTCCTCTTGGCATGATTACTCTCCCAGAAAGGCAGTACGGACAGCTATTCTAATTGGAAAATCGTGTACAGATCCAGTTGATACATTTGCAAACTGATCAAATTTATCTGTATTAGCAGGATCCATTATCATCAATCCTCCTCCAATGTTAGGTTCAGGAGGCTCGGGATAAGTACCTGGAAATGCATGAGGAGGAGCTGTAATATCAGATGGATATCCACTACCATCTGGCGGTGGCCAGATTTTACTACGTATCATTGGAAGATATTCTCGAAATACAAGTGGTCCGGGATAGGTACCAAGTATCAATTTATCTGTTTTAAACAGAACAATTGAATTAATATCTACCAAATCAAAATTCCACAATGCCCATCGAATATCCTTGGGATTCAATCCATTTGAATAATCAGCAAGTAGTAGGAGAGTCAAATCATCAGGAAAAGTCATCCAAATCTTTTTACGGATAGAATCATTAACTATACTTATTTTATGAAATTTATTCTTATCAAAGTGATTCCAAATATTTTCAATCTTCCAGCTCAGTTCCGGCCGCGCATATGTACCATTAAATAGCATTAATCCGGATTGACTAGCAGTAATTAGGTAATCAGTATTAACACCACCAGAATCCAATACTTCAGCTATACCATGTACAGGACAGCCAATACCTTCATCTACTGCTTCCACTGGTCCCCAAGTAACAGGTTCATCTTCATTATCTACAACAGAATAAGTACGAGTTTGCTTGAACAGATAAAGAACATCACGAAATACTTCACAATGGGTGAGTGGATTTCCATCTAATGGTGTAATAATTAGTCCATCAATTTGATTAATTGATTCAGGTTCCCCCGCTGCACTCACCCAAGCAACTGATCTATTATCAGGTTTAGTGGTATCATCTGTAATACCATCTGCTTTCTTAGTATAGCTTGGATCTCCTACAAGTACCATACGACTATGATATTCACCTAATGCTACTCCAGCAGGAATCTTACTAAAATTCTCTGTCAAATGAGATGCATCAGCTACTAGATCAGAATCATAGTAACTGACTGTCTTAGTAGTATCAGTATTATTCTCTATTGTTCCATTGGGAATAAAGAAAAACTGATACCCTTTCTGATCTCCATTATATTCAGGGATTGCCTTAGTTGAAACAAGATGTCGTTTCACTACACGACTAGGTATAACAGGTGGTCCAACAGATTCAACTGGACCAACTGGAATATTACTAACTTTAACTCCATAGTTTTCACCTACATATGTATTTCCTCCAATAAACTGTGGCCCAGGCGCACTTAAATAACCTGTATCAGTTTCAAAGACTACACCAACTAAGTGGAATCCAAGATCAGAATAATAAATAGTAGGTGGATTAGTTACAGGTGCAGCTACATTTTCTACTACTAATGCAGTTTTGAATGGAGCAGGTTCAGTACCAGGTACATAAGCTACAGTAAGATTTGCATCAGGAATATCAATTCTAATACTAGTAGTAAAATTATCATTAATAGTAATAGCTTCAAAGAGTGGAGTTCCCACACCAGGAGTATAAATATTTGCCTTACTCATGTAAATTACTCTATTTATCGTACCAACATTTCCTACTGGAATACCAGTTAATTGAATTGCTTTATCTCCAGGTGCATATCCCACAGCAAATACTATTGGATCAGTACCTGTTGATGTTATACGAGGACCAGCCATTCCCAAAACAGGACCAGCACCAGTGACAGATACTGCAAATGCATGTTGTCCCTGAGTAACTGTTCCTGCAAATGGACTGGTATAAGCTAGAAAGGGTTCATTCCATCGAGTAAATCCACCACTGTTAGTGTTAGAAGGAGCTTCTCCAGAGGCAGGACGTGCCTTTATTGTAGTTCCAACAGGTGTACCGGGTGGACGATAGTATACATAAACAAATTCTCCGGGTAGACCTAGAGAATAGTTTGTACCAGCTGTATCAAGAATAGTTCTGAATGGAGTAATATAAGCTCTACCAGCTATTGAAATGAATCCAAAATCTTCCATTCCCATGTGTACATATGTAACAGGAGTAGTAGCAGGAAAAACTTCTTTAGGACCAATAGTAAGAATAAGGTATACTTGATCTGGAGCCACCACATGATAGAGTTTACCTCCATCAGTTAACACAAGGAGAGTTTGACCATTTTGTGTAGTATAATTGTAAACACGTTTAGTTTTCTTAATATCATCTTCAAATAAATTAGTTTTATAAGGCTTAACAGCCTGACGAGTTTCAATTCCTGAATGAATGAATTGAACATTATTTGCTAATAGAAGATGATCTTTAGGACATGACTCATCATCACCTCTAGACCACAATCCATTAAATTCTTCAATTACAACTGGGTTATGTTCCCGAACCTTGCCCATTAGAAGCCTCCGCGCATTTTATATGCAGCCCTAAAGGGACGGTGACGAGTCATAATCTGCTGACGACCCTTATTGTTGATGCTATCAATCATTTCGAGCGCACGTTCAGCTTTTGCATCAAGGATTTGCGCGCGTTCAGTATTCTCTCCAATGAACTGAGACGCGTATGATGCAGTCTTATAGGCTAGAAATGAACGTGAATTCATACTTCCCACAAAAGCAGCGGGATCTATTTCACTAATAGAATAGTTGAAGTCTCTAATATATCTCAGTTGAAGTTCTATACGTGTATTAGCACCAAAGGGATTGAAGTAAATAACCTGATTCTCCCACGCCCAATACATCAGTCTATCACTTCGAGGAAATCGAGGAAGAAACTCTACTCGTGTCATTGGAATGAATGGAGCATGAATATCTCCAGCCACTCTCTCCCCAATTTCCTGAATTTCAACTAGATCTGCTGGATATTTTGGATCATTCACACTATCTTCTGGATAAAGAGCACTCTGAGTAGTCTCCAAAATCATCTGGAGAATAGGATAAGAAGTAGAAGTCTGAATAGTGGGAGAACTCTGACTATCTACTAGAGATAGAGTCAGTTCATCTAGAGCCATCCGCAAGAATGGCCCCAGAACCGCATAGGTGTAATCTGTCTTAGCTGGATCGTTCAATAGTATAGCACTACGATCCATTATCTCGCCGGCAGTGACGGATGAAGTGCTAACAGGCATTGATCTCTCCTATGCAACAACAGTTACAGTGTAAACACCAGCTGCAACGGCAACAACGACTGTAGCTGTAGGAAGAGAAATGTCAAAGTCCTTGACATCATCACTTTTCCCGTCAGCAGTAGGAGGAAGAGCAACATTAGACTGATCGACCTGAACAGACATAACCTTACCAACCAGATCAAATGTAACTGATTCCACATCCAGAATATTCAATGCAGTTACTTGACTAGCTGGACCAGTCTTCGCCGTGACTACTACTTTGTGTGGAGTTGTCATGTTTTCTTCCTTCCTATAACTACTGAGCAAACGTGAGATTGAGCTTCTTAGCCAACTCTGGATCTGCAATTGCCTTACAGGTCTGGCAAATCGGAAACTGACCGTTACGGAGTGAACCACATGCAATGCAACGTACCAATTCAGCAGTCTGAATGTCACTCAACCACGGTTTATTCGTGATATTGAGTTCACGACAAGCCACACGCGCATCAGTCGAGATAGCAAGTGGATTTCCATTCGATCTAGACCACAGAATATCAGCGATACGGATCAATTCCATGAACCATCGCTTCTGATTCTCTCTTGCACGAAGAAGTAGAGGAGAATGATCCTTCTTGATCTTCTCTACTGTGTACTCACCAGGAATATAGAACAATCCCGGCATCATATCATCCAAATTGCATGCAAGAAGACCATTACAATAGTCTCTCACGATACTATCTGCAATCTGAATACTTGACACAGGGATTTCTAGGAGAGGCTGATTCTCATCAATCTCACGCCACCAACTAGAGGTTCCAACTACTAGTACTGATGGATTTTCAAATGTACCAGCAGGCAATTCAAAGAATCCAGGTGAAATAGTTGGCTTTCTTTCAGTAATCTGCTTAGGAAGAATCGACACTACAGTCGATTTATCCATTGGATTAATCTCGGCACGAATAGCCCGACGATTAGTCTGAGCAATTCCAGGAAATTCACCTACTACACTCATTAGTTTACTCCCTTGTAACTAGATGGAACTACAACACCCTCTTTATAACGAAGCGCATCACCTACTTCGGTCTCATTTCCGAATAGTTCTTCATGCAACTTCGTAAGTCTCTCTTCTTTAGCTTCAATTCCCACATCAGGATCTACATACTTCTTAAGACTTGTCTTACCCATCGCAGCGTAAAGAGTATCGACGATTAGTTTCGTCGGTTCCCACTTAGGTGGAAGTGGATTACCTGTTGCATCCACATAAACCCACAATGGCTCATAACTCAATTTAACGCCCGCGAGTTCCTTGATTTGAAAATCTGGTACTACTACTAGACGTTCCAATACATAGGCATTTTGAATGTAATTGTACTTACGTACCTCTCGAACAACGGGAGTCAATAGCTGAATCCCGTTGTCGAGAGTATCCATCATTCGCTTCTCTACTTGATCAGGAGCCCATACTATCTTAAAGATAGGCATACCACTCGAAGAGTCAAGACCGAAGTGATCAATGAGCTGCTGATTGAGAGAAACGATAGGGTCCATTACTCTTTCCTAGATGACAGTGATGCCACTAACAATGGCCCACTTATTGAGACGCTTCATGTAGACCAAAATAATCATGTTGACAGTGGAACCAATTCCCTGAAACACATTACCAGTATTACTGATAATGATTGGTCCACCTACGGGAACCAGAAAGCACAGTCCACTATGTCCACCACCAAATGCGGGAACGATATTGTCAATCGTTACACCTGTACTGATTAGGTGAACAATATCTGTCTTAGGACTGATAGTAGCTGCTGCTGATAAAGTACCTTCACTCAACTTGGTCGTAATTCCTGGAATCATCTTGAGCCTCTTTCCCCACCACCGCCATGAAAGAGTAGGTGGATGCTAGCTTCTCACGTGAGGGAGTATGAATGTGACACGTGAGCCCAGTCCAAACATCCACCTACAAGACTAGTAACCTACAGGTACCGCGAGGGTATCAATGTACGAGCAGGCTGCAGGATTAGACACGAATGTCTGCATCCCAACAACCATGTAGAAGATCTCAGCCGCAGCCACACCACCAGATGCGCCACGAATCTCGAAGATCTTCCTTCCATCAGTAGTGTAGAAGCCGATGGGGAGAATCTCACCACGACCCCACACTTCATCGACAATGAAGTCGATACGTGTCTTATCCCAGTTGTATGATGCCTTCATACTAGCACCAGCCAACTGCATGTTGTTTCCAAAATACATATTCAGACCTTCTTCTTTGGTCGTCTTCTGAATAATGGAAACAAGCTGACCGATCTCTTCATACGCCTGCATCTGGCAGGGGTGCAGCCAAGCAGTCGGATTGAAGTTATTGTCGATACCCACACGATTACCGATCTTATTGATCGCCAAACGTGGGAGTGGCAGAGTAAGACCGGCGCCTCCAGCGTTCACACGATTGGCACGAATCTCAGGCGTAGTGCTACGTGAGAATCCAAGCCATGTGCCCGCACTAGCATTTGAATGGTGATATGGCACACCAAACAATCCGGGGAGTGAAGCAGGAGCAGCAAGACCAGCTGTCACAATCTTATCGGTAGGCACCGTACCAGCGACAAGAGGAGCAACGGTAATAGTCTTGTTCTCTACATCCCACTGAGTAATCGTAGTGGTAAAGCCTGCACCACCACGCTGAGTAGTGAGAGTAGCGTCCCAAATACTAACAGTCTGACCAAACCGCATCAGACGCGCACCGAATCCATCCGTCGTCAGAGTGATGACACCAGCAGCATAAGTGGTAACAACACCAATTACACCATCACCAACCTGCATCATCTGACTATCCAACTGCCGACGCATTTCATCCAATGCGGTAGCAGTCAGACGACGAACACTATTGACGATAGCCTTACGAGCATCGTCAGTAGCCCACTGTGTCAACTTGGTGTACTCAATGTTCTCACTCAAGAACACGCAGTTGAGTACAGCCTTATCGAAGGTAGGCCCACCACCTCGTCCCAGATCTCCACCATCTGGATTGAAGTACTGGAAGCTACCTCCCGGACGAAGTTCCAGAGGCACGCGCATCTGGCGATGGGAGATCTTCTCCACATCACGCTTCTTGATGTTCGCGTAGAACTTGTCATCACGATCGAACAGGACACGTACCTTCGGGATTACGTGCTCAAGTTCGAGTGCTGCAACCTGAGATTCAACAACGGCCATTTTAGGCTCCTACTTGTCAGACATCAACACATCGAGTGTAGACATACTACGTGGTATGTCCGAGGCTTTACGAAACTTTCCACTAGATGGCCGTGGAGATGATCCACGAGCAATTGGGCCTTTCTTAGAGGCCATGAGATCCTGATTACTATCTGATCTTTCTCGCAAGGCTTTATTACGTGCCGATTTGATTACGCTTGGCAAGAGCGTCTTAGCCTTACTGAGATATGCAGACTTAATACGATCAGTAGATTCCTTATCAAATCCTGACTTGAATGCACGTTCCCAGAGTTTATCAAGCATACCTCGAAAACGTGTATCCTGACCAATCAGGTCTTCCAGCTTATCAAATGCTTCCTTTGTTGCATGTTCCTTCACATATTCGGTCATCGTCTTATTAGGATCAATATGACCGTCAATCGTGGATCTCAGCACATTGTCAGCTCGTGTCTGCAAATCATCCCTCACATTAGTGAAGGTGTGCATGACCTGCTGCTGTCTCTCTTGCTGAACTTGCTGTCTAACCTGTGTAACCTGGGGATCAACTGGTTTAGATAATCTACCTGGTGGTGTAAACTGCTGTGAACCAAAGATAAACTGATTCAATACATTTGCAGCAGCTGTAAGAGGCGCACCCTGATCACCTAGATTACGACCCTCTCGAACCATAGTGATGATAGTGTCCTTGATGACATTACCAAGCACATGGTAGTAAGCCTGCTGATCTACCTTCCTCAGTGTTGGAAGGTAATTATCAGCGATCTTATTGAATGCCTCATCATTTTCAGCCTTAGCAGCCTGAAGGAACATGGTGATGTCACCATTCATCACCTGCTTCTCTGCTGCATCTAGAATCTGAGCCTTCTCTGCACTGATTCGCGCATCCTGAATAGTTGGGAATACTTCGGTGAACTGCTGTTCACGGTAGTATGCCTTCTCTAGATATGGAAAATCCTTGAAGAGAGTTGGATACTTAGCAAGAATTTCCTTACGCCTAACAGGAGTAGTGAGTTCGAGATCTTCCTCAGATGGAAGTTTAATTTCTTCTTCAATTTCCTTCAGTTCATCTTCGTCTTCTGATTCCTCTTTCTCAACAGGAGGTGATGAATCATCATCATCATCCAAATCGAGAGGTTCTTCCTTAACTTCTTCATCATCGGCATTGAGAAGTTCTAGTGTATCAAGATCTTCTGACGTACCTGTGGCATCAGGAATACTAGCACCACCACCTTCTGGACTCATAAATACTCGAAATAAATTATTGAACTGTAGGTTCATTTTGTCCCTCATTCAGTTGCTCGCCTGTACTTCCCTGTGGACCAGCTTCTGGTGGTGCTTGGCCTGCTGGTTGAGGCATACCGCCCTGCGCCATCATCTGTTTCTGCATATCCATCATTTGCTTCTGCATATCCATGTCTTTATGAAGCTTCATGTGCAGAAGTACATTCTCATATCCCAGTGGATTCTCTAGTTTGCACAGTCTACCCGCATCTGATACCAACCAACGACGATCAATATCAGCTGCGAGAAGGTGATTATCTACTTCGAAATCTGGTTCAATTGATGGTACTCGCATAGGTGGTGGAGGTGGCATTCCCATCTGAAATGCTTGCTGAGCCATCATTGGATCAGGTGGCATCTCAATAGGTTCGGATGTAATCAGGAGTTGAATCTCTTCAAACTCCTTCATTCTATCATCTTCACCAGGAATAATATAATCAGTCAGACCAATAGCCTTCTTGATGTAAGGCATATTTTCAGGAGACATGAGAGTGGACATAATCTGGTCATTGTTCATACCGAACAACTCCATAATTGCATCCTTCTGCTGATTCCAAGTGATCGGCAGATTCTCATTTGCTTCCAATTCAATAGAACCAATCTTACCTTCAAGCTCAGATCGACGAATGAAGACGTTCACAAAGTTACCGAATTCATCCTTCTTGACCTGCTTATCATCTTCTTTCATCTCTTTAATGTAGAGAGGAATGGCCTTAGCGAATACATTCTTCCACCACAGTAACAACATCTTCCATGTGCCCTGTAGTCTCTGGAGAGCCTGAGCACGAGACATAGAATATTCAGATGCAGTTCTGGATCCGGACATCTGCCCACCAAATAGACTAGGCAGAGCACCAGACACCATCTGACCAATCTCTTGAATCTTTTGAGCGAATGGAAGGACTTCCTGAGATAGTGTAGCAGTCTTTACCTCATAGAATCCTTCACTAAGAGGCTTACCAGTTTTTGGTGTAGCTGGATATATTCCTCCAGGTATAACTTCTGCATTTCGATATGCGTTAAAGTTAAGAACCTTCGGATCAGCAAATGTTTGCGGAATTCCATGCTCAATAGTCTGAAGAGTAAGACTAATGAGATCATTCGTAATGTCCTGAACTGACGTAAGGAGTAGACCGACTGGATCGAAATGAATGAAATCAGAGAGTGGATTGTGCGTGAGAGTCCAATAATCGTCCATTGCCTCATTACACGCATCTGCAACTAAATCATTGACTACCGTAACTTTCACACCATCAGGAAACTGCTTCTTCAGTTCTGCTACTTCATCAACATTCAAGATATTATACGCACATGGACGGAACCATGCGTATCGGCACGTAACATTGTTTATTGGATGTTCACCCCGATACTGTGGACTAGTACGACCCCACTGTTCGTACATGTCGTATGAAGCACCACCTTTAGTGATCTTGTCTCGGAGTTCTGGATGCTTTTCGAGTACATTTGCCCAATGAGTCTCATAAGAGTAAATGAGGTATGAGCATTCGGACTGATTCCTCGCCCAGACCGGCACTTTAACAAATAGACCACCATATACTTCCATCTTTACACGAGATTTGGGTTTATTAGTGACTCCAACGAGTCTCTGAACACTGAATGACTGACGCTGCATGTCTGGAAGGACCTGCATACCACACTCAGGGCACATCTCCAAACCCGCATTAATGGCTGCATTCAATGGTGCATCAGTGTCATCAGGAGTAAACTTGTCTTCCTGATCATAAGTTACTGTCTCATCTGCCATATTCATTTGGCAGAGAGGGCAAATCTTATTCTCAGTCGTTTCTACTCCAGTTTCGTACTTCTTTTCCTCGTATGTGCCGTATTTCTCGTCTTCACACGCATAGGTGTAGCACGCAGTCATTCCCTCAGTCATATGAATGAACAGCGCGTGTAACCAAAACAGAGGAGCATCATTATGCTTAAAGATCAAAGCAGCAATCTTATCGCCTGTCTTAGCTGTAATTACGTCCAGTGGGTTTTCAGCGTCATCAGGATAGCAAGTAACAGGAGGAACAGTAACACTAAGAGCGGCAATGATTGACTCAAGGTAAGCCCGGTATATATTGACCGGCTTGTCATAAAACGCTTGATCAGATTGATCACCCTGTGTCTCAGGTGTACGCCAATCATGAGCTATCTCGGAGTAATAGGTATGCTGAATGTTCTCCCAAAGTAGCTTCAATCGACGCCATGTTCTTATTTGACGATCACGCACACCTCTATCTTCATCGTCAAAATGATCGACTAGCTGCTTCAATAGAGCCTTAGTAGCGTCATCCAGTTCAGGTGTCATTAGTATTCTTCCACTGGTTCAGGATTACGCTTCCTAGCTACACGACGGGAAGTCAACTCATCATTGAATCTATTTGCAATTGGCGTAGACTCACTAATTGGTGGTGACATTACTGAAGGTGGTCTATTTGGATAAATTGGTGGAGTTTGATTAGTGATAACTGTTGGATTTCCTTCAGCATCATCTGGACCAATAGTTTTAATCTCATAGCCCTGACGCCACGGCTGATTCATGAGTGCTGTATTTCTACCCACGGCCACAGCTCCAGCCAATCCACCACTAGCTCTAGGCTGAGCTAGATTAGATCCAACAGGTACTGAATTCTGACTAGATGATGGAGTATCTGCTCCACGTGTATTAGCAGCGGAGGACAGAATACCCTTCAACTGACCCTGCCAACCACTATCTGCAACAGATTCATCCAATGTTTGACCAAGTACTTTATTACCAACTGTATCACCAGCTAGTTTACCTACTGCACCCTGCCATCCACCTACATTACCCTTACCGACGGCAGCAGATGCAATCTTACCCAAATTACCCAATTTAGATGCACCAGTACCAGCTTGAGATGCGATACTACTTAGACTAGCACCCTTACCCACACCCGCACCCACAGTACCAGCTTTACCTAAACCACTCAATGCTCCACCGAATGCCATACTACCGAGACCAGCGCCAGCAGAAGCCATGCCAAGATACTTATCGAATTTACTAGGCGCGAGTCCTTTTGCGATAGCTTTCTTTGCATCGCTCTCAGCCCATTTTTGACCGAGTTTTTGCGTAGCTCCAGTAGCCATCAGACTAGCTCCACCTGTGAATGGAGCAGCCACATATGGCGCGGCCTGTAGAGCTATCTTGCCTAACTTATTCCAAAAGCCCACTGTACACCTACCTGAGGTTTACAGGAATGTTAATGATTCCAAACATGGAAAGGATGTACAGAATGGAGAACAGAATTACAACAGCCCTAATGAGCATGATGATGGGAGGACTCATCGGAATATATGTCTCAACTAGATAGAGACAGAATCCAAGGACGACGAGAACAACGATCATCATTATCATTTTTTCCCTGTCTTTCTTTTGTAACTAATCCACTCATCATCAGAGAATTTCTGATTAGCTTTCCTAGTAAGTTCAATATATCTCTTAGTTTCTTCTGGTGACAGCATCTCGGAACTTATTCTGCCGGTTGTAGAGTAATATGCCGGAAATTCGTCTGCTCGATTAGCAGGCCATCTATTAGGTCTATTGAGATTCTGACCATAATGAACCATTTCATGTTCTATGGTCTTATATCTCTCATCAGGAGTCATTTGCTCCAAAATAGGATTAAAATCAATATTCCTCAGAGTCTGCCCCTCTGGTTCGATTCCACCGAGTTGATTAGTACCAATCCAGTCACCTCTCGGACCTAATCCTCTTACACGCGCTGCCAAATCAGGATGTTCCTTCTTAGCACGTTCAAATGAAGCGCGCATATTTGGATATTCTTCAGGAATCTCAGTATTGTAAGTCTCAGGCGGAAGATATACACCCTTTGGAACTTTACCAGGCGAACCTAAAGTAACTTCTCGAAGTTCTGTTGGATTATAATCCCAACTAGGAGACATAGGACCAGGATTTTCAGGCTTAACTTCTACATCTTCCTTAAATCCCATATCATAAGTAGGTTCAGGACGTGGAGTTCCACCCAAATTCCTGACTACCATATCAGCCAGTGCATCAAACATAGTACGTTTGGATGGACCTATTCTGTCAGGCATGGCTAGGAAATACCTACTTCCTTTTCCAACTTGTCGATTTCAGCAGATCTATCTCTCATCAATTTAGCTTTCTGTCTATCTTCCTGTTCCAATATCTGCTGTCTCACACGCCAAGGAGTGAATTGTGGAGTAATAGCTACTGGTTCCTCAGACTGAATAGAGGGTGGTTCGACCTGCTTAGGTTCCAGAAGTCTATGTAGAAGATCCCGTCGTTCTGCATTACTCTCAGCGAGTTGCATACGCAGGATGTCACATGACTCACACGGAGGATCAGTCAGGCCGAACCACTTGTTTACCAGCTGCTTCCACATTCCCATTATTTGGTTCCTTAGGATTCCAACGATCTGGATGACATGTATATCCACAAATCCCATTAGGTGGACATTTTGGATGAGTTAAAATCTTAGCTGGCATCCCATCTCCACACTTGGGGAGCATACGAAAGTGACCACACGCACTCAATGAAACAGAACTAATGACGATACCGACTAACAGGCTTAGTGTAATCGTCAGACTGAGACTCGACTTTTGCCATATTTCGGTAATAGGCGGTCCAGTCATGTGATGTACTCAACTGTTGAACTAAGTGTTCTTTGGCCTGTACCGCTCTAAATTCTTCGTTAGCTTCACCAAAGAATCCCTCTGCAGCGTCAACCATGTATCGCAGACCATCAATGGGGTCATCACCATCAAATTCCGCAATGTCTTCTGCTGCTTTATTACCTTTAGGCTTGTCATAACTACATGCCTTAATAGCTTCGACTAGAACTGGACACGCATCCTGAAATATTTGAAGTTTAGGAATATTCGTTTCAGGTTCCTGAGGTAGAAATGAATTCATGTACGCATGGTACTCATTCATTCCTCGATTTCGCATGATCCACATGGCATATTCTTCATTATATAGACCGATTTCATGTGAATTAATTAATTTAGGCTGCCACCGTAGGTATTCATGTATAAGTTGCTTACCAGCGATCCTAGATCCGGGCGTATTGTTTGATAACTCGACAGAAACTCCAAGTTCTGCCTCAATCTGTTCCTGAATAGTGTGTTCCTGTCCTCTATCCTGACCCGCAGACTTGCAGAATCGAACCAAACGGGGATGTTCCTGGTCGAGATGTAACTTAACATGTGGTGCCCACTCTGCAATCTTCGTTTTCACCCATGTTTGCTCTCTGTAAATATAAATTCTCTTGGATGGAGAGATTGCAGCCCATCCAATCCACGTCATTGCAGCAAAACCCCAGTCACCTATGCAGATACGCGGCCACCATGCCGGAATTTCAAATGATGGGATGACATGAAGTGCATTTTCTGGTTCGTCTTCAAACTTACGATCACGAAATTCATCGAATACCTGCCCCTGATAGGCATCCCAATCACCCAATAGTTTGGCTTTACGTTCTGCTTCAATCGTAATGCCCTGAAGTGACTGCTTATAAGTAGGATCAATGTGTGGATTATCTTCTAGAGTTGAGTGGATGTAGATTCGCTTGTTTCCACCTTTTCCAAGGATGATCTTTCCACCCTTGGGATAAGGCTTAATGAATCTTTTGTAAGTCCAAGTATGTCCAATGCCACCCGGCATCCCTGCGGCGCGCGTAATACTCGGTAATCCACTATCCTTGGGGGCACGGTTACGTTGGAATGTAATGTAAGTGTAAATCCATTCCGTGATAGAAGTAAGTTCGTCAGGGGTATAGAGGCAGATCTGCATCGTGTCATATTGATGCACGTCATCTTCATTCTCACAATGACCCAGAAAGATCATCGCTCCTTCGTTAGTTCCACCCGTACCACCATATTGATCTGTTCTGGGGAAAGTCCAGCACATTTCAGTCTTGTTGAGAGTTGCTCCGAATTTCCTATAGAGTTCTCTAGATCTTGGAATAATTTCATTACGGAGTTCGGGATAGGTTCTCCGCATAAAGACTTGCTTAAATTTCGGGTGCTCATGCCATCGGTGTACAATACCATAGAGTAAAAGTACGTCCGATTTACCGGAACCAGCTCCTCCTCCATAGAATCCCTCTTTTACTGTAGTAGGTAGTGAAAGAAACTGTTCCTGTTTAGCTGAAGGTCTCCACTCATTACTCTGAAATACTTTCTTCTGATTCAGTTCAGGATCAGTTGTACTCATTAGAGTTACCTCGCACCTCTACGGGGTTCCATTCCATTTTCATCCATCTGTACTGGTGGCTGACCATAAGGTGCTGCCATTCCACCAAACATCTGCTGACCATCAAACAACTGAGCAGATGGACCGATACCACGATCCATTACATCAGGTCGCCCGTAATTACCTACAGGAAGTTCTGGAACCTGATTAATTGGTTGCTGACCATGTAACTGGCCCATACCTTGACCCACACGCGCTAATTCACGTGGATCTTGTGATCCCAGATCTGGACCATCATAACCGCGCATCTGTTCTTGTGCTGCAGCCAATGAAGACTGCATAGGATTTTGCTGCTGTTGAGCAAGAGATTCCTGCTGCACAGCATATGGAGTCTTCAGTCCACCCTGCTGAGCCTGCAGTTTCTGCTGTAATTGCTGATACTGAGGAATAGATGGTCCCAATCCTGGCTGCTGTTCCTGCTGCTGTTGTTTAGCAGCTAGTTGTTTAGCCTGAATCTGTTGTGCAGATCCACCAGCTCCAGGTATCTGACCCATAGTTGGATTAGGTCTCTGTCCAAATGCCTGTCTAGGCTTTTGCATTCTATTAGCTTGCCATGCATTAGCCACATTACTCACACCTTGAGCCATATTATTCATGGGTGACTTCTGCTGAGCGAATCCCTGTCCCATACTATTAGCTCCAGCAGATACACCAGATGCAGGAGTTCCCATCTGTTTCATCGTATCGTAGAGTCCCATTATCGTAGTCTCCCTCGTACAACCTGCGCTGTGTAACCGTTAGGTTGTCCGCCTATACTACGGACAAAGTTGAAAGAAATCTCTTCGGACAGGTCGAACTGCTTCTCTTCACCTGTAGTTCCATCCCAATTTACGAATGTAAGGAAACATGCGCGCTCACATTTGGCTCGACTAGTTCCCTGATCTCCGTAGAAGATACCGAAGATCTCTCCATCATGAGATATCCTGTGATCAAATCGAAGGGTATCTTCTGCGAGCGGACTAAATACCCTGTGACCGGATTGACTAGAACCAAAGTGAAATACTCCGGGCCAGCCCATAATGTCGAGAGGAACAATCCCGTGGACTTTAGCGACTTCATAAAAGCCCGCGTATGAATCGAGTGGAGTATCAGACTTTACACCAGCACCACAGAAGTAATTGAATCCCTGATTACACATCAATGACTGGACAGCCAACGCACACATGTGATTAGCGTCAACATCACGCCCTTCATAACAATGTGCTGGCTTGACTGATACTTCATCTCCTGGTCCTGTAGGTTCATCCTGTATTCCGAATCTAACAGGCGGATGTCCTTCCCACGGTACTGAGAAGATGTGACGAATTCGATCATGGTCCTCATTACCACGGAAGCCATGAATAGCATAGAAATCTCCACCACACCATTCTGCAATAGCTGGTGCAGATTCATCAGGTGGTGCAGTAGTTGTGACTATGATTGTAGAGACTTCCGCCTTGAAGTTGTCGAGTGCGTCGGAAATCTCTTCCTTACTATCTGCACCCGTTTGCCACGCTTCATTTCCACCGAACACATACGCGGCTGTACAATTCTCTCTAGCTCGGAGATGTCGTCCAAGCTCAGCGAAGAACTCCGAATGCGACCCGCCCCATAACTTGTAGTCGCCAAGGTTATAACCACCTTTCATTCCATGCTTATCTAGCAGATCACCAAGTCGGCCAAGCTGACCCCAGAAATCATCTGTATATCCTGGGCCACATTCTCTACCTGACCAGTAATCTCCTAGTGTACCAAGATTCATCCAGAAATGGATGAAAGGATATCCTGCTGATTTGGCTAGAGATACAATAGATTCGGCTCGACTGGCGTCTCGCACGAATACACTGAATAGATCTCCTACGTGTAAACCAATAGGAAGGATTCGATTACCTGAATCATCAGTAAATCCTGCTTCATCAATGCGCAGTTGACCCTGAATGATTGACTCACCGGGAGTAAATGAGGAGATAGGAGGATCAGCAGTAAATGTCTCGTACCCTCCGGGTACGGTTGAAGGACTATCCTCGAACATTGGCTGATCTAGACTAACTCGACCATCTCCCCACACTTTAATGAAATAACCTGGCCTACAGACTGATTCGAATGATACCTTACTTCCATTCTCTTTAGAGTGAAGAATGAACTTCTCCCATGCACCTACTTCCTGACGATTGAAGACAATGATTCCATCTCTGCCTTCATTTTCACAACATGCATAGAATCCATGACATGACTGGATTGAATAATGTCCTTCATCATCTGAATCGAAGACCATGAATGATTCCCACGCACCCGCACTATCACGGGTAGCAGTCATCAATCCACTAGGTCTACCATCAATGATCTGACCGGGAAGTCCTCCACCATCTTCTGCTGACGCGAACTTCCCGTGGTCTGATTTAAGTGTAGTCATTAAGCCCTCTTCAGAATTACAGTAGCTCCACCGACCGCAGTGGCACGCAAAAATCCACCTACTACCTGCACCTGACCATTCGTCAAAGTCAACGCAACATTAGCCGTAAATGTTGATGTATTGGACTGTTGAAATGCAGGTGTAGTCGTGTCACTGAACAGAGTACACTGAACAGCCGGAAGTGCGTATGCTACATTCTGAAGAAGTGGAGTGATTGGACCACATGAGAGGAGTTGAGTAGGCATTACTTCTTCTCCTCTTTCTTAGGAGATTCGTAGACTTTCTTAGATTCATCAGAAGGAACACTCAACAAGACTGGAGCAGTAAATTCAAAGTTAACTGGTTCACTAACCAGATCACCATTCCTCACTGCAACAGGTACAGTAGCTGGAGCAACCCACAAGGACATATTCACACCTGTGGACAGTTCAGTTTCGGAGACAAGGAGAGTAGGTTCATCCAATCCATTGAATGTAATGACTGATGTTGCATCAAATCCAGTTCCGATTACATGGATATCAAATGATGGATCTCCAATTACTGCCGTAGCTGGATTGAGTGAAGAAACTACAGGAGCAACTGGAGCAGCACCAGTCAGAATATACTGAATAGCTAGATATGCCTTCTTAGCAAACAAAGAATCTGAACAGCAGATGTCAAGAATCTCTCTGATGTAGGATTCTTGCTCAGTAGTAGTTTGGAGAGACGGAGTTCCAGCTTTAAGGACTGGATTCCATGGATCGAATGGTTTGAATTCTTCAACTACTGGTTCAACTACCTTGGACTTAACTGGTTCCTTGTATGTAGATGGCATGTGATTACTCCAATTACTCGGAGACAGTGATCATATCGAACGACCGCTCATCACGGAATTGTGGAGCGAAAATGACAAATTGTGGTTGTTTATTTCCCTCATCTGGCGAAGCAACCTTCGGTTCCAAATTTTTAATGATGACAGACATATCCTTAGCGATGCCAGATACTTTATCTGCATCGAGATAGTCTAACTTCTCTTGAGTGATGGAACCGAGGGCCATATTCAAAGTCTTAGACGCGCGCTTCATAGCACGTTCACGAGACTTATTGATATGGGAAATGATGGACTGTTTAGGCTCGTTGTAAGATGAAGTAGATGTAGCCCCAACAGCGTAAGCAGAAGCAGAGGAAGGAGAGAGACCGAATTCAGCTGCTAATTGAACAGCGGAAGCACGACCATTGAGGAGAGCTTCTTCTCCAATGATTTTCTGGAGAGATTCAGGAACTGCAACATCCCCATCTTTACGTCCGCGCTTCTCTCTGGTAATGACTTTTCCATCAGGACCCGGTATCTCCTGAATGATTGGTCCTGAGATAGCTTCATCAGGTACAATCAATTGAGTTGGCTTCTCATAAGAAGAAATCTCCTTCAAGAAGTCATCGTCAGATACTATACCGATGGCCATAATTATATCCTCCTCATTGCGAGCGGAGCGAGCATACCGATGGCCATAGATATACCTATACAGGAAAGGATTACAAAATTATATTGTATGGGGATGGGCCTTTTCGGGCCATGTCCAGTTAACCACGAATTGCCTGAGTTGTCAAGCCTTTTAAGTCGTTCATTTTCAGGCACTTACCCGGATGATCGAAGGTACAGGACTGAACCAAATATCGAGATACAGGACTGAACTAAATATAACGAGATTATATACTTATAAATCTCCGATTTATTTTTATTTTTTCTCCATGGAAAATATGGAACTCCAGATATTTATACCCCGACTATCTCTGAATAAATATATCCCGACTATCACGATTTCTAGGAGGCCGCCCTGAGCAAGTTTGTCAAGCCCCAAGATACAGGGGTGTACCCGGTGCCACCCCCACATCTTGTGGCTTGACAAAGAAAAAAAAATCTGAGTGAAAAAAATATTTTGAGATTGGCCCTACTTTCCGTCGATTGTTGTTGACTCCCATACCCCACCATGAGACTATGTACTTGCACTCCGTGAGCACCGCCTAGGCCACAAGCCGACAGCTGGAAAGCGCGAGCTGCGAGGCGAAACCCGAAGGACGGACTCGGCCGAACCCGAGAGCAGGAAAGTTGAGACTAGAACATGAAGACTGAAAAGAAGTCCGGTACGTGTGCCAGTGCCCGAGGTCAGCAGTTTTCGCCGGCACTTGAGTTCGAATTTCCCGTCAATCTGTATGAGACGAAGGAAGAGCTCATCGCGGCGAAGGATGAGTTGACGCATGACGAGCAACTCAAGGTTCGCAACGCCGAGCGTATCACGCGCGCTCGTCAGGCTGCACAGAACGCGCTCCTGGACTCGATGGGCATCGAGAAGCAGGACATCAACAACAACGAACAGATTCGCCTCCGAGAGTTCGTGAAGCTCTTGAAGTCGAACGGGTTCTCCGAAGCTGACGCCCGCGCTCAGGCCGTGAAGACTCTCGGCATCGAGTTCGCTGAGTAGCTACCACCCAGGGCGCCAGACTCGATATCTGGCGCCTCACCCCTTCGCCCTCCGGGTAGGCTCACCGGAGGGCTATTCGCACGCGCTCCTGGCCGCGAGTTCTGTGCGCATCTCTCCTCTCCACTTCCCTACAATTAGATAGGCTTCGCCTATAGGGTTCGTTCTGTGCGCCTTCTGTGCGCGTCATGATGGAAATTCATGACCGCACACGTGCGTCCGGATTGTTCTGTGCGCAGGCTCCAATCTCAACCTTCAATCTCAATATATCACCTG